TAGCGAGTGCCGAGCGCGCTGGAGACCTTGTTCCACAGCACGATGACGCCGTTCACGCCCATTTTGGCGGCACCGATCAGCGCGACCGCAGCAACACCGGTGCCAATCAGCGCGGTGACGGACGAAACATCGATACCGCCGGCGCCATCGGCGAAGGCCGGCAGCGCAGCCACGGACAGGACAACAGGCAGGAATTTCTTCAGGTTCATGAACTTCATTGCGATTCTCCAGATGGTGATGAAACGGAACTACTCACGGAACCCCATAACCACGCAGCAGCCCAAACACCAATGATGGCGACGGAAATCGCGATACCATCCGTCGCGGACAATGGAGGAATGGGCGACTGCAACCCGGCCACCTCTTGAGGGGTGAGCAAGAGATAACCGGGGCACGACTGCATATCATCAGACGTGATCTTTAACGACTGGTCAGACTGAACCACAACGCACTGAGCCATAACCCACCTCAATAAATCGGCAGATTGTCGTAAAAACTAGAAACATGAAACTGACCGCCCAAATGAAAGACAGCAGTTTCAATAGCCGATTCAGCAGAATCAAACCGGCCAGCGTCAGACAGGAATTTGGTGTAACCGACATCCCCGTCAGCCGACGGATACAGGAATAACCCCGTATCGGTATCCTGAACGACCCAAACCGGCCCGATTGCCATGATTAACTCGCCGAAGGCTTGGCGGCGGTAACAGGCCGCAAGTCGTTGATAACGGTTTTTGTGGTCTTGCCGTTGGTGACCATTTCCATGTCACACAGCGCCAAGAACGGAAATGACAACGCCGAGATTTTGGCGAAATTGTCGCTGGTGCCCCACTGCATTTCAGAGGAGGCGGAACCAACGGCATTGCCATTGTTGTCGTTGAGATTCACCTCAACAAACAATTTCGTGGTGTCGTACAGCGTGCCATCAACAGTATCCTTGAACCGCTTAGCGCCCAAAATCTTCAGCTGAGTTTGAAATTGCATGATTTTCTCCAATGGCGTTTAGCCCTTAAATCCCCGACACGCCCAAATCGAAGAGGGTAGTTTTATTAGCACGACAAAACTCTTTCCAGCCTTCACGAGTAGTCGGCAATTCAATTTGCTCAGGCTCAGATTGCGGGCGAGCAAATTCGTCCATGTCGTAATCAACATGGGCATAGTCATGAACAAAGGAGCGATTACCCAAATCAGCCGAGATATTGGCCAATTTCAGGCGCTGAGGAAAACCAACACCCGGACGAGCCAAAGATTTAACAATCGCCTCTTCCGACCAGTTAGCAACATCGCGCATATAATTCACCAGCCGGCCGACCTGAAGGGCCGCATAGTGCAGGTAATGATCAAAGGCGAATTCAGCCTCTTTCATAATGGTTTGAATGCGTTCAGGAGCCTTTTTGCCCCGGAAGCGTTGAAATGCGGGATAAGCGCCAGCTAAATAAGAACCAGCATTCAAGAGAATATCCAGAGGGATAATGCGATCTACAGACTTGAATTCCACCTCTACGCGGAACCATTCGGACGATTTGGAACCCTGTTCCCTGCCCTTTTCATAACCCCGGCAGAATTTGCCATTTTGACGTTTGCCAATATACAAAGTACGTCCTGAACCATCGGGGTTATCCCAATCGCTGCGCTTCTCCACGAACGGATTGCGACCGCCACAATTAAACAGGCCAGCTTGAACATCGGCGTACATTTGATCAGCGTTGTATTCACCCTCGAAATCGTCATAGGCGACGTCTACGCGAGTCAGCCGAGGATTGATTGCCTCTAGCTGAAGGAAATCATGCAAACGCTGTTCCCAGCCACTGTTAGCCGCCATGCAGCCAACCGCAGTCAACTGGACACAAATAGTGTTTCGCTGACCACCGAACGAAAGATTTCCGTAACAGACATCGTCCTGACCGAGAACCCATGTGTCACGATAGAAGTTCATCCCCTTCGGGCGTTTAGAAGCCACACCAAAGCCGAATATGTGCAGCAGCTTGAGGGACATAGTGGCGATAAAATCGTCATCAGCCACCATGCGATGCCCCGCAATCACGTGACAGGTCTCTTCATGGACCGTAAAGGTCAGCTGGTCCACATGCGCCAGATCGTCGCCCCAGCCATGAGCGCGGGTCTGTACGATTTTGACCTGGCCATCGTCAAGAACCAGCTCGATAGGCCGGAGATAATCAGGAACTTCAAGGGCGTCTAAGCCGGTGCGTTGGCACTTTCCCCCCGTGTTACTAGTGGGGGGAAGCGGCGCGCCGTGCGTGGCGGAGCCATCCGCCCGACGCGCCGCACCCTCCCCCACCATAGGCACGGGCAGATCGGCCACCCGAGGCAGAGACAACCAGTAACGCAAATCCCGCAGCCGCCGCACTGGCGCCACCTGAGCGACCGGCTTGGACGGATCGAACACCGCCCGATAACGCAGCTCATCGCCGCGCTCGCGGCGGACGTTATGCGCTTCGACTAGACGGCGGGTGTTGCGGGTGCGGTTTGACATGGCGTGACCTAGACTCGTTAACATTTACCGGGACTGGAACTAAGCGCCATCGCTATAATCAACACAGATTCACGACTACTCTTAGCCCTGCGACTAGATTAGTCATAGCCCTACGACCAACGCAACCCTACGAGTACGCGGAGTGGTGATGAAAAAATCGATTGAGTACCTGCAAGAAGCAAAAAAGACGATCGGAGTAGAGAGTGACTACGCATTTGCAAAGGCGCTAAAGACAAGTCAGCAGAACATCAGCAGATACATGTCTGGCGGCTCAACAATGGACGATTACCACTGCATAAAAGTGGCGCAAGTGCTAGGAATCGACCCGATGGAAATCATCGCGGCAGCACAAGAAGAGAGAGAGAAATCCCCGGAAAAACAGGAGTTTTGGCGGGATTTCAGAGAGGCACGCACGCGAGAACGTGGCCATGCGAGCGTGCAGATGATGGGAGCTGTGGCCATGATGATAATGGGGGCCCTGCTGGCGATGAAGTGGCCTGAGGGAATTTATGGTCTATATTATGTCAAATCTTGTACGTGCCATTTGTAAGCAAACCATGCGCTTGCTGGTGACACGATTCATGTCGCTCCTACGCAACACTCAGCAGAAACTGACACAGGTCTCATACCTCGCGTCGGTTTCTGCATCATGACTAGGCCTTTTGCGAACTTCCATTGCCGCCCGGATGACCTCTACCGGGCGCTTTGTTTTGGTGACATTGAGGAAATGGCCGCCGAGCTCGGCGTCAGCGCGCAACAGCTGGCCTACTGGCGGCGTGGACGCGAGCCCGTGCCGAAGGCGGTTTTTCTATGGCTGAGCCATCGCTCTGATACGACCCTGGGCAAGCAATTCGGCCCGTTCTGGGGTTTTCGCCTCAGCCGTTACGGCGAGGCCCTGGAGTGTCCGGCAACCGGCGTTCGCATCCCCTACGACGAAATCGCCATGTTGCCGGAGTACCGGCGCTTGAGTCGGCTGGTGAAGCAGCAAGCCGAGCTGATTGAACGTCTGATGACCGAGCGTGATTTCTATCAGTCGAATTGCCACCAGCAGGCCCGCGTCGGCTGGCTGATCAACCAGATTTTTCCGACCGATAAGGATTGATGCCTTAGAATGACTTCGTCATTGGATTGGCGGAGGTCTTATGAGGCTGGAAATTCTATTCATGGCTGCAGCTCTGTTCTGTGGCGCGGCCAACTCCCAAGTCCTGGAGTGCGTCAACGGCGGTAAGATCGAATTTACCAATGCAACAGAATGTCCCAACGGCTTCAAGCCCAGGCGCGCTTTGCAACTCAACGAGAACTATCCGCCTCCGTCTGCCAACACCCCTCGCACCTACATTTACAACCGCAATTCGCCCACCTATTCGCGGCCTCTCGTCATTGAGCCTCCCAGGCGCGCATTGCCATCTTGTGAGGAGCTCCGAACATGGCGCGACTATTACATGGCGCAAATGGACCCAAAAGCGAACACCAAAATCCGAGATTTGTTTACCAAGCTGCGTGACGTGCAAGACAAGATGACTCAGCAAGATTGTCGTATTTAATTTGATGACGGAGTGGGATTTCTACCAGTCATACTGCTACTAGATTTTTCTGAACCATCTGAATCAAATGGAATTGTTATTAATTTGTCAGTCTGAAGAATCTGAGTTATTCCTGCGCGCAGTATTGGGTAAAATGCTTTTAACCCTTTGAGTGATTCCTCAGTGCGGCCTATTATTTCTCGACCAAGTGTTTTAGATTGATATATGACATGGGCTCCAAATATTTCAATTAACTCCTTTTCTTCAATTTTAAGTCCCCTGTCGGGTTCGATGGAATAGAACTTACTCAAGTCGATGCCGTCTAGCAGTTTTTTCCGATTTTCAATTAGCATTATTGATGTGTTAAAATTTACTTCTGCTTTTATGAGGTTTAAGTACAGATCCTTTCTGTTTGCTTGCAAAAGAAACTGTAGCTCGGGTAGATTTAGCTTGTCGGTTGGCGTTGGGTTGATGGTGGCTATTGGATTTATAAGTTGGATAGTGTAGTTTCCTTTTTTTGGATCAATCAGGCTGTTCTTGTACATTTCTAAAAATTCACAGTATTGAGAAATCACACATAGCGCATGATTTGCCGCTGCTAAATGACGTGTTTTTTCTTCAGCTTTTCTTCTTTTCCCTTCCAGTTTAAAAGCAGTCCGTGAGCCAAATCGTGCACCAAAAAAAGTGCCCAAAATAGTACTCCATGTTGGAAGGGAGTCCTTTGAAATTAAAAAATCAATAACTTCCTGAACGGTCATCCGCTTGACCTCCTATCATTTTCAAAATTTCGCCGAATCTTAAATGCATGCCCTCGCCGGGAGCACCCGCTCCGGGGATGATTGGCTTTGCCATCACCCCGGACGGCTGTCCGGAGGGTATTTCTGTTGGTGGGGGTATCAATGACCGGCCGCCGCAGGAAAGCGCGGTCTCCCGAGCCGGTCATTGACACCCAGCGAAGTATCTAGCGCGCTCGATGGCGCGACACCCACTATTACCGTTCTAGATGAGACTGTTGAAATGTCAAGATGTAGTGGTATTTTTGATGTTCTTTGCTACCTATAGCGCTTCATGGCTAGCGAACATTCTTGATCAGGTACATAAACAGCACCGACGCGCCCATGTATGCAATCACGAAGCATGCCTGCCACAAATAGAATTCCATTCCTTCCCCCTTCCCTTTATGAGCGGTCGTCCTGGCGCTTCTCTGCCGGCGAGTCCTGGCGATGGCGATCAAACATGTTCGGCTTGTGCGAGCTGTCGCCCAGCATCTGGATGCCGCTGCCCTGCTCTCTTGGCGTTGGCGTGGGCTCGACCTTGGCGACGGGCGCGGGGGCTTCCCTGGCGACTTCCACGTACGGGTTGAAGCGCGGGGCGTTCATTTCTTCCCGGCATTGCGCTTCCGTCATCTGGATTCGCGTTCCCTGCTGGGTGTAGGCGTGGCAGGTATGGCGATTGGCGATGAAGGCCACCGCTTGCGGCATCTGTCTGACCTGGCGCATCTGGTCATACGCCGGCGCGGTTTCGGGACGGCCGGCCAAGCGCGGGTTTTCCGCTTCGAACAGGCTGGCGGCGGTCACGGCTGGTTGCGGCGTGGCGGTGGCTGTCGGCAGTGGTGGCGCGGCATCAGGCGAAGCCTGGGCAGCGGGAGCCGGTTTACCGGCGTCCGGGTCCATCTTGTTGCTGATGGAGCGGAACGACAGCCAGCCGAGGGCGAGCATGGCCACCAGGGCAGCGCCCAACAGCCAGACGTAACCAGGGATGCTTTTGCTTTGCTTCAGGTGCAGCGAAGCCGACTTGTATTGCTCAAACGCTTTCTTGGGCAGCTTGTAGCGCTTCCTGGCGGCAACGTCGCGCGAGGCTTTGGACTTGGGGTCGCCGCATTCCGACCATTCATACAGCTGGCGGCCGAGCGCCATATTGCGAATGTGCAGATGGCGCCCAATCAACGATTTGATATTGGAGTCGATCAGGTGCGGCCCCTGGGTGATCAACCAGAAGTCGACACCGGTATGGCGGTGCGTCTCAAACGCGGCGACGATGTCCGGCACCTTGGACGCGGCCGAGCGCGGCCGGTAGACGTTTTGGGCTTCGTCGATCACGATGATGGCGTTCGGCGGGAAGGTGAACACCGGCCGCGTCAGCGTCGGGTCTTCCGGCAGCGCGACTTGCTCCGTCCATTCGGCAATCGGCGGCGTCGGCTGATGGCTGATCTTCAGTTCGGGAATGCCCATCACGAACAGCGGCCGGTTGCCAACCTCTTCCATCAGCAGCGACACGGCCAGCGCGGTCTTGCCCGCCCCTGGCTCGCCGGTAATCAACGTCAGCATGGCTCTAGCTCCGTTTGAATTCGATGCGTTTGAACACGTTCATGGACAGGCGGAAGGCGAATGCGCCGATGACGATGCCCAGCGCTTCGCCCAGGCCGGCGAGGCCAAGCAGATTGGCGGCGATGGACGGAATGCCGCTGAGATTGGCTTGTATCGCCTGATTGAGCTGATCGACGATCAGTTGAATGCCGGTGTAGGTGACGACGGACAGCCCCAGGCTGACCAGTATCTGGCCGATGATGGGCTTGACCATGCCGACCAGGAACGAACTCATGGTGGCCATTAGCTACCCTCCCCCTTTCTGGCACCGAAGATGATGAAGTAGGCGCTGATTAGCGCGGCCAGGATGATCAGCGCGCGGATGGCGCTGGCGAACTTGCAGAACCATTCGAACGAGTAAGAGAAGTGCTGGCCGCTGCTCAGCGTGAATTCGTAATTCGGCGGACAGGTCGCCGGCATGGAGAAGGCTTTTGGAGAGAAGCTGACCTCTCGCTTTTCTTCCGGGATCGGCACGCTGGGTGGATCGCCCCACTTGCTGCAGCCGATGGAGTCGGGGTACTTGTCGCAGTCGGTTTGCTGAGGCTCTGACGGTGGCGGCTTGTTGGTGGTGCTGGTCGACGTGGACGTCGAGCAGCTGCCGGCCCCGGTGCAGCTGTTGACCGTGGTGGTCGAGGTGGTGCTTTGCTCGAAGCCGATAGGCTTGCCCATCAGTCCGCCCCCGGTGGGCTTGTAGGTGGTTTGCGTCTGCGTTTGCGTGGTGACGGTGGAGCCGTCGGCGCGGGTTTCGGTGCTGGAGCCGGTAACCGTCTTGGGACCGGTCACCGGATCGCCGCTGACGCTGGATTCGCCGGCATCATCCATTTCCAAGATCGTGCCATCCTTGGCCACCGCCTCAATCAGCGGCTTGTACAGCTTCAGAATGACGTCGTCGGCCATCGCATCGACATCGGCGTCGTTCACCTTGGTTCGCGGGACCGGCGTGCGAATGGGGATATTGGGGTCGGTCTGTTTGGTGTGGAGATCGGCAACCGTGCCGCCGCATACCGAAACCACAATCGCGTCGGGTTTGGTCACGTATACGGGGAAGTAGTATTGTCGGTTGCAGCTGGTTTTATGGTCGTCGTAAAACCTGTCCAGGCAGGTGGAGAGCGATTTCGCCTTCGGGTAATCCCAGCACGCCACCGGATAGTCGGGGTTGTAGCCCTGGTGGTACGGGTCGCGCTCGCTGCCAGGGCCGGTTGAGCCGGCATTGGTGGGCCGGGTCCATTCCTGGGCGTCGCCCATCCACTCCCAGCCCTTTTCGATGGCGTAATCAATGGCGATGCTGGCCGCCGCGCCGCCGATCATGCCGCCGAGCCCACCGCGCATGTTCTTGCGCAACGCCGGGCCGATGCGTTCGGATAGGGATTTCGCCGGGATTTTGTAGTGATCGAACATCCGGCCTTGGACCATATTCGACTCCATGCCGTAGGCGATCTGCGTCGTGACGCCGAGAGATTTTCGGTCGTCCAGGTAGACTTTCATGATGGTGCCGGACAGGCGTTCTTTATCCGCCGCGGTGGTGGCCTTGCGGGTGATCTGGTCGCCATAGCGGTAATAGGTGCCGACCTGATAGCCGCCGGCCTGCGCCGGGGGAACGAGCAGGCCGAGCAGCACAGCCAGGAACAGGATGGGCGGGGTTTTCATTTGAGGATCACCCAGCCCGCCAGGATCACGGACAGGAAGCCCGCCAGGAAGTAGACGCTCATGTTTGCAAAGCCCTTCTCAGCACAACGATGCCCCAGGCGATGAAAGCCGGCAGCAGCACCAGCCAGCCCAGCGCCACGCCGTCGCGAACCTGCTCGGCCGGGTTGCATTCCGGCAGCTGGGGCGAAAGGCCGACGCTGGAGGTTAAAACGGCCCGTTGCGGGCCGTTTTGGTAGGTGTTCAGCTGCCAGCCGGCCCCGGTTTTTTCGAAAGCCGAATAGCCGGTATCCGAGAGGCGCGGCGCGGTGGCGCTGTAGTAGGCATCCGCCGCGTCAGCCAGATTCGAATAGCAGGCCGTGCCGACGCTGTAGCCCATGTCACAGCGCCTTGCGCATCCACTTGAAGCCGAAGATGGCGACGATCACCGCCAGCACCAAGCCGCCCATGATGCCCGCGTCCTTGCCGGCGTTGACGACAGAGGTTTTGACCTCTTCCGGCACTTCCGCCAGGGCGGAGGCGGCGGCGGTGGTCATGGCGGCGGCCAGGGCAGCGCGGGAGCCGTAGCGACGGGCGATTTCACGGAATTTCATGTTTTTCTCCTAGAGTTGGCGTGCTACGAATAGCACTTGGTCACATCATCGAAAAAACTACACACCACAAACGAATTGCCGAGAATGAAGCGAGCGGTGTCGATCGCTGATTCGGGGTTGTCAAATCGACCCGCGCCCGACAGAAACTTGGTGAACCCGACGTCACCATCCAATGGACACAGGAACTGTCCCGTGTCCTTGTCCTGCACTACCCAGACGGGGCCGATCATGGTTAGCCCTGCCCTTGCGCGGCTGCGCCCTTGGCGGGCGTCACGCCGACAATGACGGTCTTGGACGTCTTGCCGTTGGTGACCATCTCCAGCTCGCACACCGCCAGGAACGGAAACGGCAGGTTCTTGATCTTTTCGAAGTTGGCGGAGTCGCCCCAGGCCATTTCTTGCGCGGCCGTGCCGACGGCGTTGCCGTTCTGGTCATTGAGCGGCACCTCGACAAAGAGCTTGGTGTTGTCGTAGAGCGTGCCGTCTACGGTGTCTTTGAAGCGCTTCGCGCCGATGACCTTCATTTGAGTTTGGAAACGCATGCTGGAAATCTCCTATGGATGGCGTCTTCCCTGCTGCCAGCGATCCGCCGTAATCGCTGAGGGTGATTGGTTAGGCGTGGGCGAAGCGGGCGCCGGCGTGCCACTCTTCCCGCGCCATCCTGACGAAGGCGTCGGTGTCGTAATCGACGTGGGCGTAGTCGTGGACGAAGTCTTGATTGCCAAGCTCGCAGCTGATGTGCGCCAGCTTCAGGCGTTGCGGATAACCGGCTTCGGGCCGGGCGAGGCGTTCGACGATGGATTCCACCGACCAGGACGCCACCTCTCGCATGTAATTCACCAGCCGCCCCACCTGCAGCGCCGCATAGTGCAAATGATGGTCAAGGCTGTATTCCTGGCCCTTGATGATGGTCTCGATGCGTTCCGGGGTTTTCATGCCCTTGAAGCGGGCGAAGGCGGGATAGGCTCCGGCTAGATAGCTGCCGGCGTTGAGCAGGATCTCCAGTGGAATGATGCGGTCCACGCCCTTGAACTCGACCTCGACGCGGAACCAGTTGCTGGACGGACTGCCCAGCTGTTTACCCTTCTCATATCCCCGGCAGAACTTGCCGTTCTTGCGTTTGCCGACGTAGAGGGTCCGGCCGGAGCCGTCCGGGTTGTCCCAATCGCCGTGCCGTTCCACGAAGGGATTGCGGCCGCCGCAGTTGAAGCGCCCCGCCCTCACCTCTTCATTCATCACGTCGGCGTTGTAATCGCCGTTGAAGTCGTCGTAAGCGCAGTCCACCCGCGTCAGGCGCGGATTCTCAGCCTCATGCTGCAGGAAGTCGTACAGGCGCTTTTCCCAGCCCGAGTTAGCCGCATTGCAGCCGGTGGCCGTCAGCTGGATCAGCATCGTGTTGCGTTGACCGCCAAAGGACAGATTGCCGTAGCAAACGTCTTCCTGGCCGAGAACCCAGGTGTCCCGGTAGAAGTTCATCCCCTTCGGCCGCTTGTGGGAGACGCCGAAGCCGAATATCTGGAACAGCCTTTGTGACATGGTCAGGATGTATTCATCATCCGCCACCATCATGTGGCCGGCGATGACGTGACAGGTCGATTCGTGGACCGTGAACGACACTTGGTCGATGTGCGCCAAGTCATCGCCCCACCCTGCCCGCACCATCACTTGCTTGATCTCGCCATTCTCCAGAACGAGGCTGATTTGCTGCAGTTCCGGGCTGAGGTTCTGCGCCTCTGCCTGCGGTGCAGACTTTCCCCCCGTGTTACTAGTGGGGGGAAGCGCGTGCCGTGCTGCTCGCTGGCGCTCGCTATCACGTCCCGCGCCGCCCCATGCGCCAATGCGCGGCAACGAAAGCCAGTAGCGCAGATCGCGTTTCTTGGCCATGTTCGGCATGGCCATCGGCATGTCAGGGTCGAAGATGGCGCGATAGCGCGGCTCTGTGCCTGTCTCGCGGCGGACATCATGCGCCTCAAGAACCACATGGCTATTGCGCCCCATATCTTCCTCCCCTGCTAGAATTGGCTAATCAGATGCAGTTTACGTGCGTGAACTGAGCGCATTTAGGATATTGTTCACGAGCGTGAATCGTCAATGAGGGACTGACATGAGACAGAGCGTTGAATACCTGCGGGAAGCAATTGAAAAGCTGGGCGTTGAAAATCACACGAAAGCAGCGACAGAGCTGAAAATCAGCAAGGCAGCGCTCAGCATGTACCTGAGTGGCGACCGCATCATGGAGGACTTCGCCTGCATCATGGTTGCCAAAATCCTAGGTATCGATGGGATGGAGGTGATCGCAGCGGCGCAGATGGAGCGCGAGAAAAACGAGGAGCGGCGGGAGATTTGGGCTGATTTTCGGAAAAAGTTCGGCGTCAAGGCGGGGATCGCCGGACTGGCGGCGGCATTGACATTGGGGAGCCTCGCCCCGAATAAGACAAATGCCAGCAATTTGGAATTCAGCGCAATATCATGCTTTGAAAATCCAGTCAAGCTCTATATTATGTCAAATCATGTATAG